CCAGAAGTTGATTTGTTTTCTTGTGCCGCAATACGGGCACGAATCTCTGCTAATGATGCCATGATAAATTTCCTTATAAATTGAGATGGTCTCGTTTTTAATATTCGCCGCTTCCCTATGAAGTGACTAACATAAGAGTTAGTATAGCATGTCTAACTCTCAATGTCGATAGTATTTATCCCTATTGTGGGTAAATAGATTTTTTTCTATGGTTTTTTAACCCTTTTTGATGTAAGCCAAGCCAATGATATCATCTAGCATACGGGCATAGGTTTTATCTAAACTTTCACTAAACATTTCTTGTTGAACTGGCTGTTCCCATAATTTCATTTTAACATTATCTAACCAAAGTCTAACTTGTTCAGATGTTAATGGAGTTTTATCGTTACCTAAATTATATAACAAAGGAACATATTGTTCTACTGCTTCGGCTATTTGTTTATCGCTATAATCTTTTTCCGCTAAATCCTTAGCAAATCTTCCCTTAAACATAGCAAACAATCCAGGCAAATGTTTAGTAATCCATTCATTGTAGTTAGGGTTACTATATTTACGAGACGGTCTAATATCATACCCTTCATTTATACTTTCTTGCACATTAGCTGTGCTGGGCATGTTCTGTTGTTTTTGATTATTTACAAGCCAAGAAATATCTGCTACCTTTTTATCTGGTGCCGAATTTGCACTAGTCATTTTTTCAATATTTTGATTAATAAAATCTAAACTCTGACTAATTTCAACCTTCATTTTATTAATATCTTCTGCATCCTGCATAATGCCGGCTCTTAACTCTCTTGATATTGCAAGTTCATTATTCATGTCTGTACCAAATTTTTCAAGTTTATCAGAGGTACTTTTTTTATAATCTTTAAAACTAGTTTTATATTCTTTGAATCTTAATTCTTTTGCATCCAATCTAGCTCTAGCATCTTTAAGTGCTCTTGCAACTTGATTATAATTAACTGATGCATCATTTTCAATATCTTTTACCATATCTTGTAACTTTTTAACATCTTCTTTATCAGTTGATTTATTTGTTTGCAACATCTTAACTTGAGAATTTAGTTCATTGTATACTTTTGGATCCATTCCAGGTTTAGTTTTTAATGTTTCTAAATCTTTTTGAATTTTTTCTAATTCATCAGCACTAGCTTTTGCTTGTTGTTGCGTACCAGAACTACCAGTAGTTAACATACCACTAAGCTGTTTTAATCTAGCGACTTCTTTGTCAGTTTCAACAGATTGTTGTTCAAAATTTTGTAGTTCTTGACCCAAATCATTTACTACACTTCTTAGACGTTCATTTTCACGTTTTTGAGTATCTATTAAACTATTTTGCTTTGAATCAGTTGTTTCCTGATTTTGCATTTCATCTGCAATTAATAATATCATTGCCTGTTCTGAGGAATATCCAGGATACTTATTTCTAGCTCTATATATTAAATCTTTGTCAACCGGCAATGCCTTAACAGAACCGTCATCAGTTCTTGGGTTTTCATTTAACAATGATGCTATTTTCATTTTCTAATTCCAGCAATATTTAATATTCTTGCCAAATCATCTGAACCTTCTGCTACTGTTTCATTAGTTAATGGGGTGTCTAATTTCTTAACAGGAGGTTTAGGAGTAGGATAGTATGCAGATTTAGCACGTTTATCCGTACCCTTAATTTTAGGATTATCTACTCTAGGATTTACATGCTTCCATGGATCAAGAGCATCTTTATCTTCGCCTTCGCCAACTAGATCACCGATCGTTGCTGGCTTGTTTGCTTTAGGACCTTTGTTACGCCATTGACCTGCTTCACCCGTAGCATAGTCACCGGCAAACTCATCTTCAGATATAGGTTCTTCTTTATCGCTATAATTGGCACGAATATTTTGCATTTTCTTTTCGCTAGCATGGTCTTGTCCAGCTTTACGCAATGCATCCATACCTTTTTTTCCATACTTCTTAATACCAAAAGATGCTTGTAATGCGCTTTCGTCAACTTCATCTTCTTCAATAGTGTTCATACGTTTTTTTAATGCTGACATGCCAGCCGGACTTGTCATATTCTTTTCATCAGCTTTAGCCAAATCTTGTGTGGTAACTTTCCAATCACCACCTTGTTCTTTACGATGCACTGCAGGTGTATTGATTTTTTGATCGGCTTGGTGTGCATCATCTAAACCTTCATCCACTGGTTTATCAGTTGGTTTAGGTTCTGGTTTTTTGCCAGTTTGTGACAACCCGGCAGCCTTTTGTAAGTCTCTAATTAGGTCTTCTTCACTACCGCCACCTAATTTGTCAAATACTTTACTTCCAACATTCTTAACAGTATCTAAAATACCCTCATCTAACTCATCTTCTTCGGGGATTCCTGAAGGATTAAGAGCCTCTTGACCCCCGTCACCTTCATCTAAATCAGATTCAATTAGATTGTCAGCCCATTCGCTTAACTCATCTACTTCTTTCATCTCAGCTACTTTCTTATGTAGCTTGTTCAATATTGGCATTACACTTTCAATACGTGGGTCTAATGTTTCTTGTACAAATAATTCATTCAAATTGTTTTCTTCTGTTTCATCTTCCATTAATGGAGGAGTATATGATTCAAAGTACGCATTGTAACCACGTGCGCCTCGCATCTTGCTTAATGATTCTCTTAAACTTTGATAATGACTAATACCTTCATTAACTAATTGTTGTGCAGATTCATTGAATTGGTTGTTACGTGTAGCACGAACAAATGCGCCCATCTTGTTATATTCTTCACATAGACTAATAATATTATTCCAACGGTCATCGTGTGGCATCCCACCTTCAGCTAAATGACGGGCATATATTTGAGCAACACCGGGCTTAGTTGTAGGGGCAAGAATTCTTTCACCTTGGGTATTCTCTAAGAAGATACGATTTACATTACGATAACGTTGTTCACCTTCTTCAATTTGACGAGTATGTTCAATAACAATCTTAACTGTTGGGATATTGTCATTATAACTAGCTTTCTTACCCATTGGATAGTAGCCTTCTGATATTTTTTCTTGCTTTTTCATATGTTCCCTTTTTGCCATATCATATTTTAAATGGTCTCTGTTTTTAACTTCAAAACTCAACTGATGTTGTTGTGCAAAACGCTTTAGATGATTTAATAGTTTGTACCATGAATCATCTCCGCCGTTATCTTCTTTTTCACTATTAGCAACATCATCACCAAAATAAATTACTAATTTATGTAATCCGTCAATAGATGCTGTTACTGTGCCGTATTCTTCACCGTCTTTTGTAAACTTAAACTGAAAGACTTCTGCTTCTTCTGGAACTGGAATTTCCTTACCAGAAGTATCCAATAGTGTCGGGGCATACCCTCTACTACGTAATAGCTCAAATAATGAGCGGTTGATTGATTCTTGATTTTTAGCCATATTGTATTTATCTTTTACCTCTTAGCTTATGACCGCAAAGAAGGGCAATGGAGCTATGTATTCATCATGGTCACGAATCTGTGTCTCTAAATTCACATGATAATCACTTAAATGCTGTAACATACGTGTAACTAACAAACTAGCCATAATTAAATCGTCTGTATCCCCGATTTTAGCGGCATAGCTTCCACCGTGTGCGACAAACGCTTTTAGTTCACTTATAAGACTACGACTATTTACAGTCATTTTCTTGCTCTCAACCAATGTTTTAAACTTAGCACAACTTGCTAGTTTGCTTTTATTAGTTGTATTAAATCCTCTACGTCCTTTTCCTGCTTCGCTAATAAAGATACCCGGGATATTACTTTCCCCGTATTCATTTAATGATATGATAGCGGCTTCCCCTATACCATTACATTCTATAGAATAATAGATGTTGTTTGGTTCGTTTGTGCATTCTGCTATATATTTGCTTATCTGTGCTAATAGTTTAATCTGACTAGGGATATCCGTTTTATTATGTTTCCATTCACCTACTTGTGTAGTGGTATTTGCTTCATAGATTTGAATAGCAGCAGGGTCACCACCTGTACCTAAACTTGGGTCTAATCCTACACAATAGATATTACCCTTCTTAGGCTTTTCATACCAACGTACTTGTCCTATACGACTTACAGGTTCTATACCTTCCATCATTAATAATGTGTTTGGATTAATCAATGTTTCATCCGCGATAATAAATTCGCATCCAATCTCTCGGTTGAAACGATCCTCACCTAGCTGTGATTTCATCTCAGCCGCCCATTTGTCATCCCTACCCGGTTGTTCACTCCAATGTGCTCTATACGCTCTAAATCCGTTAACTCCTACTTCAGTGGTATTACCAAAATCATCTTCGGTCTTGTTAGCACCCTTCCAAATATAAGCAAATTGATCCTCATCACTGTTTGGTGTACTTGTGATAATTGCTTTACCACCGGTTGATAGTGTCGGTGTAATAGCTGTCCAGAATTCTTTGGCGATACTTGGTCTAACGAATGCAAACTCGTCTAAGTATAATAGTGTAATAGACATACCACGACCTGTATTTTCAGTAGTTGTAGCTGAAACAATACGAGATCCATTCTCAAAGTCTAATGATCCTTTGTTGTATGTTGTTACACCTGCTTTGATATGATCGGGACAGTTTTCATATGCATACCGAATACGTTGCATAATCTCCTGAGCACCTGTATATTTGTGTGCCGCAACTAAGATAGTACTGTCTGGTACAAACATTGCATACCAGAGTAAGTAGCCTGCGGCGGAAGTTGACTTACCAGATTGACGAGGCATCAAGCTGATACTATAACGATAGTTATGATATGTTTCAATCAAGCGTTTTTGATAGGGCCAAGGATGATAAACCATACTACCTTTAGTAGGGTGTTGTATCATAAAGAAGTTATCCATAAAATATAGATAACCCGTATCTGGGTCACAGCATTTAATAAAATCCTGTAGTTCTTTGTCAGTTTTGAAAACTGTTTTAGTATAAGGATTTTTTACTAGTGATGGTGCATTACTCATAACAAGTATTTATATGAGTAACCCAGGAATGTTATTAAAAAGCACTCCTAAGAGTGCTTGAGTTTACTTGATATCCAATGGTCGTTGCTTAGTAGCAACAACACAATAGTATTTTTCTTTCATTTCTAACGGTTTTTCTGGATCAGCTGGATTAGGAGTATTTAAATCAAATTCAAAATTGTCAAACCTATTAACTGCAAAACCTGTACGGTCTAATAAGGCAGCTAATTGTTGTTCACCCAAAATACTATAATGATTTAAATTCCATTCATGTCGGCGAGCTGTGTCTGGGGCAGGAACTTCAATATACAATTTACCACCTTGCTTCAATACCCGATTGTATTCCATCAAACTAAAGATAGGATATGGACTATGTTCTAGTGAATGACGTAAAAAGATAAAATCTACACTTTCATCAAAATAACCTTCTTTTTGCGGCAAAAAACTTAAATCATATGTTTTAATAGTATGACCTTTACTTTCACATATTTTGATATCACCTGGACTTAATGTAACTCCGGTAACATCTGTATATTCACGTTCTTTCATTTCATCTAAGAAGTATCCAGGACCGCATCCTAAATCTAAGATTTTAGCAGTTTTGGGAATATTTAGTGGGTCAATATATTGATTTACCACTTGAGAAGTAAGTTGTTTATGAAACTGACTATCACCTTCTTCATATATATGGGCTGTATAAAGCCATTCGTTGTAAAACTTTAATTTTATTAAGTCTAGCGTGTTATTGATGTCAATCATTCTGAATCCTGTAATTTGATATAATTACTTATTCACAAAATGAGTGGTCAAATTATTTTCTTTTATAGCCTTTGAAGGGTTTAACAGTGCTTTGAGTGTTTGTGCCATCTAATTCTTTACTTTTCAAATCACCCTTATTTAAATCGTGATAATCAGACCCTGCAGCCTTGTATGCCATCATCAACATATCTTGTTCTTGTTGAGTATAGGGTACTGCAATATTATATCTTCCGGCCCAACTTTCGCCGTCAATTTCTGGTACAAAGGTACCATCGGTTGCGGCTGCAGCCATCATAATTCTATTCAACTCATAGGTACGATCAGCACAATTTTCATCACGGAACTTATGTAGTCCTTTTGTGGCTATTTGTTTTCTATTTCCTATTTTTCCGATTTTAGATTCGGATACAAATTCATTTGCTCTCATTTTCTTTTATATCCTTTGAATCCTTTAATCGGTGACTGAGTTAATGTATCGTCCATCTCATCACTACCAGGAGTACTTACCCGTTTCTTACCGGATTTTCCAACTTTATGTAATGCTTGGTCAATAATATTACCAATGTCTTTGTCAAACTCTGAGGATACTACTTGGTGCTCACCCCAACTGCTTTCTGCTCTAAATTCAGGCTTGTAATTATTTTGTACACCATCATTACTGCCTTCACCTCTTACTGCGGCAATTGCTACACCAAACCGGTATAAATCATAGAAATCACTGTTCTTTAATTCCGGAATAACATATGTGTTAGGTAGTGACATGGATGCTACGTCCAAACCATCGTGTACTTTACTCAATACTGTTTCAGTAATAAATTCTTTTGCTCTCATTAAGATTCCGTTGTTAATATTACACCGTCTTCGGTACCCATCAGATATCCATTGGCATAACCATCTAATGCAATATCTACCCCAACTGTAACAACTGCTTCCGGATATGTTATTACTGCTGATATAAAATGTTCTAAATATGAATTTACTAATGGATTAATCATAACTCTAACATTACTACCAGATACATCCATATCATATCTACAAATAGCGTTACCTTCAAATAACGTAGAATGTCCGCTAAATCTTACTCCGGCAAGATTATTAGTGATACTTGCAGTTAATGTAATATCCTGCATGTCAGGAGTTCCTTCATCGCTTGACCGGATTTGAAATTCACCTTGATAAAAACGTGCTATAGGTACTTCAAATATAACTTGATTTGCGGTAAGACCTGATGTATATGCAGTAGATGTTGTTGTACTAGTTAAAAATAAATTACTAAAATTATTATTAATCTTATAGAACGCAGTTCTTAACGGATCACCGTTACCATCATTAGGTGTCTCTCCAATATTAATATATTCTTGATTACCATATGGACCAAATGTTAATATACTATTTGACGGTTCTATAGTAGTTAAGGCTAAAGCTGTACTAGTGGAAATCGTTGGTTTAGTAACTCTTTGTTTTTGTCTAATAAGTACAGGATTATTAGCTCTGCTATCAAATTTATTAGTAATATATACATTACCAATATTAAGATTATTAGTATTACCTGCAGGTGTAGATTGGTTTGTGGAATTAATTACTTCTACTATGGTGGAACTAGCAGAATTACTTGTAGGAAAAGAAAACAAATTATTAGCCACATTAGCAAAAGCCGTACTTAATGGATCTGCATTACCACTAGTGGGCATACTGTTTGCATTAGTAAATTCTTGTGACATGTAAAATCCTAAACCTATATAGTATTTATCAAAAGCCGAACCAATTCTTCTTTGGCGCTTCAATAACTATAGGGGTTTTACTACGCTGGATTTCTTGTAATGCTCTAATTGCTTCCATTTTTACTTGATTGTCAGAACTTTTAGTCATCTCAATCAACACACTTATTCGTGCCGCTTCACTCATTGTGGCATCTCTACTTATGGATTTCTGTGCTTCTAAATATAGCTCAAAATCATTGTTTGTGGCACAACCGGCTAATAATATAGTCAATAATATCAAACACTTCATAATATGCTATTATTTTACGTTATCAAATATCTTTTTCTGTTCGTTATACCAGTCTTGCCATCCATCTACTTTAGTTGAGCATTCATAATATAGTGAATAGTTATGTACAATGACTTTGAGCATCTCTGTAATTGCTACTTTATCACCCTCAATCTTTTTAAGACTTTCGCATTTCTTCATTAGTTCTGGGGTAGCGTTAGGGAACTTTTGTTTAACTGGAACTACTGTGGTGCAACCGGCTAATAATATAACAATTAGAAGATATTTCATTTTGTAGCCGCCTTATTCATCTCAGTAGCTTGATTGTGTAAATCTATGATTTCTTTAGGAACAGGGCAGTTTTCAATATACTTGATAACTTCCTCTTTTTTGATTACTTCTTTATCAATATACTTAATAACATCACGGCCCTTTTCACGGATAACTTTAGTCTTTTCTACAATCTTTTCTTGGATCTCAATGTTCTTATTAGCGGATTGCGCTTCAGCTTGAGCAACTTTAGCTTCCATTTCTTTGACTTTAAGTTCCCATTCTTTGTAGTCAGCTAATCCGCCCTCAAGATATACACCAAATACAAGTACAATGATGCTACAAATTTGTATAGCAAATTGATATGTTTTGACAAAAGGAATGAATCCTAGGACGAATCCTGCGATAGTGCCCAAAATACCTAATCCAAAGATTATATGTATTGCGGCGTCGGGTAGTATTGATAGTATCCACATAGTATTATTTATATCCTATTTTAATATTTTAGATTTTGGACTATACAAGTCCATAGTACAATGGCAAAGTTCAAATTTGCATATTGTAGGTTCCTTTTCAAAACTTAGTGTTTTTTCTAAGTCCTCAACATCAATTAATATTCCACTGTGAATATCGCACATTCCTTTAGATTTACGAGCTACATCTATATGCATATTTTCAATACCAATATTACAATTCCAGCCCTGAAACTTATTTTTATCTTCTTTTTTGAGATTAACTAGTGATACTAGCTTTTTTGTATTATCACTATATGTTTCAATCATTTGTTCTCTGGATATTCTATGCTTCGGTAATACTTGAGATTTTACTTTAGAATCGGTTTTTCTTCCGGGTAAAAATGTATATTTTTTATATTTCTCTATCTGTTCTTCTGAGTATCCTTGCAGTGCTCCTTCTGCGTTCATGTAGTTCATGTTTACAAAAGCACCAGTATTTTCTAAAATATATTCGTATCCTTCTATTGCCTTAGTAATATGTTTAGGGACATGTGTTACTATAGCAATAGTAGTAATTGGCTCAGCATGAAACAGATTCAAAACATTTGCTACATGCTTGTAATCATCTGTTTGCTCAGAATGATACGTTACATATAGCTGATCCAATACCCGAGCATCTCTCAATTCAGTCCAATAACGAATTGTTCTACTAGCATTAGAATACATAGTTGTTAACACGTTGGGTTTAGTCTTAGCATATGTTAATAATTCTATTAGTTCCGAGTATAGAGTTGGCTCTCCTCCATTAAATGCTAACCAAACTTTATTATCTTTACAGTCTTCACTAATCTTGTCTATAATTTTTTTATTAGTATCTAATGATAACCCACGGCGTGAACCGTCTTTAATGTCAGAACCACAAAAACTACAATCATAGTTACATACATTATGTAGTTTCCACTCTACATAATACGTTCTAGAATACATTGGTTCTAATTTAATAATTGTTGGTTTCATAAAAGTCCTTAACTTTATTTATTACATAATCAACTTCATCATCAATTAGTTCTGGGTATAAAGGAAGACTTATAACACCCCTAGATAGCATTACACTTGTGCTTAACATATCAGGTTTTTCAAGATTTTTTGTAGTAGGAAGATCTCCTAGTACATATTCATAATGAATCTTACTATCAATACCATTAGTCAATAAATGAGTATGTAATGAATTTCTATCCGCTAAGTACATTACAAACTTTTGATGTGCATGCGGGTCTTTTGTGTCGGACAAACACTGTAGTGGCAACTCTTTAAATTCCTCACACCAATATTTAGCAATCTCACTTCTACGCTTTTGCCATTCATCTATATACTTTGTTCTAACAAGAATTTGAGCACAATCTTGTTCACTCATCTTACTGTTAGATCCTGCGTCATGGAAGTAAGGTTTGTTATTATCTCTATAACTTGACGCATAGAGATATAGTTTTTCATCATTAGTTACGATAGCACCACCGTTTCCTGAGCTAGGTAAATTTTTTGTAGGATCAAAACTAATTGACATACCACTACCAACATCACCCTCACATGCCAACCAATGTTGTGCGCCATCAACTATTACTCCATATGCATTTGGATAGTTAGCATTAGGCCAGGGTTTACGACCAGCAAATCCCATCACACAATCATATATTCCGCCTCGTCCGGTTTCATGTTGAATAACACCGTTCTTATCAGTATCAGCTAATTCAATATCCCAACCAGCAGTTAAAAAACTATTTAATGTAGCCGGATATGTTAAATTAGGAATACGAATTGTTGGATTGCCCTCCATGGTCTCACTATGTTTGATCTTTTTCCAACGGGCAATAATCTCTAATGCTTGCGTACCACTATGTACAGTTATAGCATATTTTGTTGCAGTACGATGCTTGAGCCATTCTTCAAATGACCGAGTATAGTGTCCTCCGACTAATTTCCCGTCTTTGAGGGCACGGTCGGTAGCATCTAGTAACTCATCTCTTAGATTACTGTACTGTCTTGCTAGACCAAAATGGGGAATTACTAAGCCACTCATAATATTTTTGAAATCCTTCTTCAATATCAACTTCCGGGTTGAATCCAAAATCTCGTTTGGCTGCGTCAATATTCAATGACCCTCGACTAGGGAAATCAACATCTTTATCTCGTACATTTATTGTTCCTTTTCCTGCCATCTTTACTGCTAGATTTGCGGCATCTAAAAGAGTTCTACTATGTGATTTAGTAATGTTGTATGTCTTATTCTCTGTATTGTCACTCAATGCGGCATCTACTATTCCTTTTGCCGCATCAGTAACATAGGTAAAATCAAGTGTTTCATTTGCACCATTAACATTCAATGTTCCACCACGCATTGCGGTAAGCATAAACTTAGCAATAACTCTATCTTCTACATCAAGTGGACCATACACCGCACTTGGACGAATGATTGTATGACTAAAACATCCACGACGGCTATAATCTTCTACTAATCTTTCTCCGGATAATTTCATAATACCATACTGACCTTGTGGCTTACAGTTATAATCTTCTGTTACATCATCTGTAAAGTTACCGTATACCATTGAACTACTGATATAAACAAATTTCTTTATTTGATGCTTCTTACTAATTTCACACAAATTCAACAAACCTTCCATCATTGTTTTTGCTCCCATGGTTGGATTAGCATTAACAACTTTTTGTCTTGGAAAGCTAGCCATGTGAATCACAATATCAAACTTGTATCGTTCAAATAACCAATCAATACTCTCACTGGATATATCAATTGCATGGATACTGCCGGGTTGAATTTTCTTCAACCGTTCTGTCATTAGATAGTCAATTTCATCTTGTGGGATGATACCGTAGTTAGTTCGTATATCGGTAATAGCAACACGGTGTCCCATACGTTGTAATCTATCTACTACGTTATGTCCAATAAGTCCTAATCCGCCTGTAACTAATATATTACTCATATTTTAATTTCCAAAATGTTAATTGTTTATGTGTTAGATATGCTTTAATCAGATATAGTTGTCCATAAGTAGTATAATCTACTTGACGATGCCAACTAGGTGCAGGATTAGAGTTTTCCATTATCCATTTACCAGCTTCTGTTTGTTGCCACTCATATATAGGTTGTGCTACAAACAAATCAGGATCT